GGGCACTCCCTGTGCCGCTGAACTACTACGGTGCGCATACTGGTCGGTGGGCGGCAAGCAAGGGCAGCGGGTTGAACATGCAGAACCTGAAGCGCAAGTCGTTTCTGCGCCGCTCGATCATGGCCCCCGAAGGATACACGCTGGTGGTGTGCGACCTGTCTCAGATTGAACCGAGGGTGCTGGCGTGGCTGGCTGACTACCGTGACCTGCTGCGGATTTTTGCCTCCGGTGAGGACGCGTACGCAGCGTTCGGGGCGCAGATGTTTGGCATACCGGGCATGACCAAGGAGAGTCACCCTGACCTGCGGCAGTCGGCAAAGTCGGCGCTGCTGGGCGCTGGCTACGGGCTTGGGTGGGCATCGTTCGCAGCGCAGTTGTTGACCGGGTTTCTGGGTGCGCCGCCGATTTTGTACAGCACCAAGTTTGCTAAACAGCTTGGTGTAACTAAAGAGATGATGAACGACTTCATTTCGTACGAGCCGAACATGCAGAAGGCGCTTGCCATACCCCGTGTCTGTACCGATGCGGAGATCGTGGTTCATTGCGTTGCAGCAAAGCGCATCATCGACAAGTACCGTGCTGCAGCCGAGCCGGTCAAAGAATTCTGGAGTCTGTGCGACGAATTTATCAACCGCTCGCTACACGGCGGCAAGTCGTTCCAGCACAAGTGTTTGACCTTTGAGAAGGAGCGTGTGGTGTTGCCAAACGGCATGTCTTTGCGCTATCCTGAACTCACAGGAAATCCTGACGAAAAAGGTCGGGTGCAGTGGACGTACGGCAAGAAGAAGCTCTACGGTGGGAAGCTCACCGAGAACATCGTTCAAGCTGTCGCACGCTGCGTAATGACAGATGGCATGCTGCGGATACAGAACAAGTACCCATGCGTGTTGACTGTGCATGATGAAGCAGTTGTTCTTGTACCCGAAGATGAAGCGGAGCAGGCAGAGCCGTGGGTGCTGGAGCAGATGACAAGAGAGCCGAAGTACATGCCGGGAATCCCGCTAGGTGCAGAGACGGGAGTCGGCGTGCGCTACGGCGACGCTAAATAATGGAGACACCATGACAATCCGCATAGGCAAGACCAAGTACCGTGTTGATTTTGTAGAAGCCTTTTGGGACAAACCAGTTATTGCAACCATCGACTATGACAAGCAGACCATAACGCTAGCGCATATCGGTGGCATAACTGGACGCAAGCTCTCGCAAGAAGAGCAACGCACTGCGTTCTGGCACGAAGTTGTGCATGGCATTCTGAAAGACATGGGGTCAAAGCTTGAGAGCAACGAAGCGTTTGTTGAAAACATCGCCTCGCGGCTAACCCAAATAATCAGGCAGGTACACCCTCATGAAGGTAACTTGGTCACACAGCTCACTAAAGGACTACGAGAACTGCGCAAGGAAGTATCACGAAGTACGCGTACTAAAAAAGCACAAGCAGGAAAAGACAGAGCAAATCCTGTACGGCGAAGAGCTACACAAAGCAGCGGAACAGTACGTAAAAGGCGTGCCGCTACCAAAGCAGTTTGAGTTCATACAGGGAATGATCGACGCGCTGCTTGCCAAGGAAGGAGAAAAAAGCGTTGAAATACAGATGGCGCTTGATATCAACTTGCAGCCTGTTGAATGGTTTTCCAAAGCAGCATGGGTGCGCGGTATTGCTGACCTGCTTATTTTGGACGGTGAGATTGCGTGGGTGGTGGACTACAAGACGGGCAGCAACAAGTACCCGGATCGCAACCAGCTTGATCTGATGTCGCTGCTTGTGTTCGCACACTACCCCGAGGTTCAGCAGGTCAATTCAGCGCTGTTGTTTGTTGTGAAGAACAGCATGATCAAACACAAGGTCAAGCGGGAAGATGTAGACAAGCTGTGGTGGGAGTACCGTGAGCGTGTGTCACGCATCGAAGCATCGCACGCAAATGAAGTATGGAATCCCAAGCAGTCTGGTTTGTGCCCGTGGTGTCCTGTTAAGACATGCGAGTTTCATCCTAACCATTGAGGAGTAAGGATGCCGTTTCATCCTGCGTGGTCTAGCGGTTACGCCAAGAAAGGACAAGTGTGTTACGGATGCGGTCAGGAAATAAAGCGTATACAACCGTATATATGGTATGCCGGACATAGAAATGATGGAAAAGAAGGGCATATTTTTCTACACACGGAATGCGCCACTACATTGGCGATGGAGTTGATATTCGACGTAGTATCAGAAGAAGGTGAAACAAGTGTAAGGAGCACCCTGCTCAACATACGAAATGTTTTTCAACTGCAACATCATAAAGATGAAGAGGAGTAAGCATCATGCCCTATGTGAACAAACCACGTCCGTACAAGAAAGAATACAAACAAGCACTTGACCTTGGCATATCCGGTCCTGACTCTTTGCAAGGCGAGCGACAGAAAGCGCGGCGCTTGTACGACAAGAAAGGCGTAGACCGTAAAGGCAAAGACATTGACCATGTGAAACCGCTGCGTGCTGGTGGCAAATCAAAACCCGGCAACCTTCGCTTACGGAGTAAAAAAGCAAATGAAAGCGACAACGGAAAATAAGCGCATCACACTTGGTGAAGGCATCACACGTGAGGAAGGCATAACACTTGAGGCACTAGGAGACTTAAACGCACTGTTATTAGAATCAGCGCTGTTGTCTGTAGACACAACGGACTTCACAAAATGGGATAGCGATGCTTTATTTGCGCTATGGACGGCAAAGTTTGGAGACATTCAACACACAAGCCTTAAGAAAAATGAGGAAGAGCACTACTTTGACGCTGTTGGCGCAGAACTATTTAAAAGAAAACTGCTGACACGTATCGTTGATTCAAACTTTTGCACATTAGTACCGAGAGGAAGTAATGCAGATCGTTGACAACAAAGCGTTGGTGTTTCGTACGAAGTATCCGTACAAGTACGCCATCATCCCGCGCAGCAAAAACTTAGGTGAAGTGAAAGAGGGCATCCACGAAGTCGCTGTGCACTGGGGTCTGGATGAAGTGCGCGTCCTGAAGAACTTGGGTGTGCGCAACGTACCGTCTCCCATACTGCGCGACTACAAGTGGCCGGGTAGATACAAACCGTTTGACCATCAGCGCGAGACATCAGCGTTCCTTACGCTGAACAAGAAAGCGTTTGTGTTTAGCGAACCGGGCACTGGCAAGACGCTGGCTGCACTGTGGGCTGCTGACTACCTGATGAAGATCAAAGTAGTACGGCGCTGTCTCATCCTATGCCCGCTGTCGATCATGCAGTCGGCGTGGCTTGGTGACATTGCAAAGAGTGTGCTGCACCGCACCGCTGCCATCGCATACCATAGCAACGCAGCGCGGCGCATCGAGGTAGTACAGGGCGACTACGAGTTCATCATCGCCAACTATGACGGTCTGCCCATCCTTGCGGATGCCATCAAGAAAGACGGACGGTTCGACTTGATCATCGGCGACGAAGCCAACGCGTGGAAGAACGTGTCCACGCAACGGTGGAAGACGCTCAACAGCTTGATCAAACCGGACACCTACTTGTGGCTGATGACCGGTACACCTGCCGCACAGTCACCGGAAGATGCGTACGGTATCGCCAAGCTAGTCAACCCATCGGCTGTGCCACGGTTCTTTACCGGCTGGAAAGACAAGGTGATGCGGCAGATCACCAAGTTCAAATGGGTTCCCAAGGACAACGCGTATGACCTTGTGCATGAGGCGCTGCAGCCAGCGATACGCTTTACCAAGGCACAGTGCTTGGACTTGCCACCAGTTATGACTGTTACACGCGAAGTAGAACTTACCGGTCAGCAAATTAAGTACTACCGGATGCTCAAAGATCAGATGCTTGTGCAAGCTGCTGGTGAAACGATCACGGCTGTCAACGCTGCTGCTAGCGTCAACAAGCTGTTGCAAATTTCAGCGGGGGCTGCATACACAGACAACGCGGAGGTAGTGGAGTTTGATTGTGCGCCGCGCTTGCGCGTGCTGATGGAGGCGCTGAATGAGACAACCCGCAAGGTTCTGATCTTCGCCCCCTACCGGCACAGCATAGACACCATAGCAACTTTCCTTGAGAAAGAAGGAATTAACTGCGCCAAGATACACGGCGATGTATCGGCCAACAACAGGTCACTGATTTTCAACAGGTTTCAAACGGAAGAGTCACCGCGTGTCTTGGTGATACAGCCTCAGTCGGCTTCGCATGGGGTGACGCTCACTGCTGCGGACACGGTTATATTTTGGGGTCCGGTGATGTCGGTTGAAACGTATCTACAGTGTATCGCCCGTGCCGACCGCGTAGGACAGGACAGCACCAAGGTCACGGTCATCCACATACAGGGCAGCGACATTGAGAGACGTATGTTCAAACAACTGGAGTCCAAGGTGGACAACCATTCTATTCTGATCAAACTTTATGAGGAGGAGCTTGCAGGGGCTACAATTACGGTGTAAAGTGTTTGACTACAGGGGAACAACACCCTGACCCAACAACCACAACGAAAGGAAATATATGGCTGAAGAATCGTATGCGCAGCCGCTACCGATGGACAAGCTTGCCAAGGTGTATCGCAAGATACGGGATCACATTCAAACGATCACCAAGGAACACGAGACTGAAGTAGCAGCGTTGAAAGCGCAACAGGATGAGATCGCTAACGCTATGCGTGAGCAGATGAAGGCACTAGGCGTCAAGTCGGTGCGCACTGAGCACGGTACGGTAACGATGTCGATGAAGACCCGCTACATGTCCCAAGACTGGGATGCGTTCAAGACCTTTATGGTGGAGAACGATGCTTTGGATTTAGTCGAGCGCCGCATCTCGCAGCTCAACATGGCTAAATTTTTGGAAGAGAATCCGGACAACATCCCGCCGGGATTGAGTTCTGAGTCTGAGTACGCTATCACTGTTAAAAAACCAACGAACTAAGAGGACCTCATGGCCACAAGCGTAG